GACATAGTTCAGACCAGCAAGGAAACCTCCCTGACCTTTTGGAACTTGTTGCTTCCATTGAGCACCAAAACCAGCACCAGTTGCCTTGTTATAGACACCAGAGGCACCACCAAGTTGGAAGAAGTCAAGGATTTCCGACTTATAAGCAGAAGGAACCCATGCCATCTCAGTGTTACGAACCAGAGGACCCGCAGTTAGAGTTACACTCTTACCAACTGGGAACTGATAATACAGACGGTCAATCACAACTTGATCGGCATAAGTTTCTGCTTTATCAAGTTTGAAGAGTGAAGAACTGGAACCAAAAGGATCACTACTGAAGTTACCAGAACGCAGACGAGTACGGAGCAAGTCTTTACCAGTGAACGAGGTATCAAAGTTCAGACGAACATCATAGTTGAATGCAGTGTTACCCACATCAACACCTTTGTTGGTTTTCAGACCGGGAACGCCACCAAGAATAAAATTTACTTCACCTTTGAGTTTAGTGGTGGTAGAGAATTGTGTTGCTTGAAGTTTACCAACTTTGCTTTCAAGACCATCTACACGAGAAGTGAGGACAGTTAGTTCTGTATCAAACTCAGCAAGGAGTTTTTTGAGTTCATCTGTAGTTTCAGTTACACGATCAAGGCAAGCATTCAGAAGTGCTGCTGCCTCAAAACGAGTCATTGCCTGACCACCTTTGTATGTACCGTTAGGATAACCAGCAACGCAACCATAACGCTCTACAAGGTTGCCAAGTGCTTGATATGCCCAATCCGAAGGTTGGACATCAGAGAATTGAGTAATACTTGTGACTTGTTGTGCCGAGGCATACTTGTTGACATCCTCAGTATTGAGTTCTACAGCATTCACCGCAGGAGCAACAAGACCCAGAGCAACAGGCACAAGCATCATTTGTTTGAAAAATTTCATATAGTTCGTTAAGATTTACAACTACGAAGTTTATTTAGGCTCCCAGCATTTTTACGAAATACTGGGATAATTGGATAGACCTCCCTGTTTGAGCATCGTTGAGAGGCTTGGGAGGTGTGGGATTTATAAGAAGTTTGGACCTCCTTCACCCGTGAACGTACTATAAGGCATCAGGGCAATAAAGTCAACCCTTTGCTTCCTTACGGGCATTCTTCTCTTCAGTAATCTCGCCTCTACGGGTCTTAACCAGTCTACCAACCTCCTGTAGTGCCTTACGGGCACGAGTACCGGCAGCATTATTACCTTCAGTGAACTTTTCGTCTTCTACTTTCCATGCTTCAATCGCATTCAGTAGTTCTTGTGATGTTTGTGACATAATAATCTCCATAAAAATAAGATATGTTTATATATAAGACTTTTAGTTACATCCAGACACCCAAGGAGCACATAAACGCATTTCTCCACCGAGTGACTTACATTCTTCAGTATAACACACGGATTCATCAATAGGTTTTTCTGAAAATATTGGAGCAGGAACTTCTACTGGTTTCTCTCCAGATTGTTTCCAATAATCATCAATTGCTCTATCAACATCCCGTCCAATTCTTCTTTTGAGTTTTTCATCATCTTTGACAATAAACTCATTAAGAATAGTTTGTGGAAAATATTTTCTTTGTATCTCATCCAGTAAATCCCAAAGTCCATTTTGAGATACTCCTGTGCATTGTGAAAGTATTGCAATCACAGAAGATAATGCGACTCCTATAATTGCATATTGTTTTATATCTGGTTTCTTCTTGCCGAAATTGAAATTAAACATAAAAAAAGGAGGGTTATGAATGCCCTCCTATATTTATTCAATTTTATGTATTTTCAGACTTCAACAAGAATTAATTTATTCACATAGTTATAAGCATAATCAGTTCTTGCCCCATGATGCCCCCAACCCAACCAAGTATATGCTAAACGCATATAATATTCAACGGGTTTTCCTGGAACTTTCAATCTATTTTCAATACCTCGCCATTGTGGTTCAGTAATAATATAACGAAGTTGAGTGTCAAGCGTAGAAGGATTGCCACCAATACGTGCAGCATGTCTTCCTAGTCCATTATATCTTGGGGCGTCGGTCCATTGAATAAGACCAAAACCACCACTCCTACAACCACTATAGGACACTCTAGCACCACCCTCACATACATTAGGAGTAAAGGTAGACTCTTGTCGAATATTGCCCATAATGGTTGCTAGGGCGTTTTTGTCAGTAATACCACGATCTTGAAGAAACTCCAGAGTTCGGGTCTCATTAGTATTACATCCTTTACAAATTAGCCTTTTCTCTTTTGGTCTTTCGGGAGCAACCTCTTTGGTCGCTGTCTTTGATGTAGGCTCCTCTTGAATAATAGAGAATGGTGGAGGACCACTCACGGGTGGAGGAGGAAACACTTGAGGCAGTGTTGCCGTACTGGTTGTAACCGATGCCAAAAGGGGCAAGGCTACTGTAAAAAATTGTTGCATTAATTTTAATAGAATTCGGCATCCGTATAAAAGGGGGGTATACCAACCCTCTCGGGAGGCACCTTCCACGGCTCTAATGTCATGGTCACAGACTCATAATAAATCTCATAATATCAGAATATTTAGAATTGATTAAAAATCTAAAAAGTTTCCGTTGATATAATCAAGTGATAATACTTCAAGATTTTCTTTTTGAATTACCCAATCTCGAATTTCACTATAGATACATTCTGCATCTCTTGCTCTACCTTCTTCGCATAAATCGTGCATACGATTGATATGCTGTTGTATCGTATCATTACAGATTTTCTTGAGTTGAAGTCGCATTAAAATAATCCTTCCTGAAATATCGTTTCATGACATTCATATCCTATCACACGTTCAAAATTTTAGCAACATACCTTTTATGGTGTTTCAAAAGTAATCTTTTTTATAATATCTTGAAAGAATATTACTGTTGTAGTACGCAGGGATACCACTGTCAAGTGCTTCGGTCAGGACGTTGTTTAAAAATAATTGTCTTGTCTCTTCATAGTTTGTCTTACCTAATGTCTTATGAAGAGACACTATAGTTCTTTGGAACTTATCCTTTCCGTGTTTCTTTATATCTTCTTTTAATTCAGGACAAGAACCATAATAATTTTTCCAATCACTTTCTTGTTTTACTTTTCTTTTCTTTCCTTTTGGTGTTCTAAAAGACCAAAAGTATTTTCTTCCCAAATATTTCCTTTGAGTTTCTTCGCAATTTATCAAATAAACAAATCCAAAATTCTCTTGAATATCTTCTGTCTCAAAAACTTTTCCTTGATATAACCAAGGGTTTTCATAACTCATTCGGGTTCTTAATAATATTCAAGTTATTTATAGATATAACTTATCTTCAACCCTAACAGAGTGATTATAGTCATAAAAAAAGCACCTGTCAAGGTGCTTAATAAATTGTAATAATTTATGAAATCACCAGAGAGGTTCATCCCTCATAGGTGGTTGCTTTTTGGTTTGTGGTTTTGTTGGAGTTGTTGGAGTTGGTTTTGATGGTCCGTCCCATAGTGGAGTCTCACGAGGTTTTCCATCTCCTTCACGAGTGCTATATCCACCAGATGGAACACTTTTTTGTAACATTTGAGAACCAGTTTTAATAGCACCTTGAACTGATGGTCTATTCATTGTATTTTTTAAAAGTCCAGCACCAGCTCTAATTGCGTTTCCAATTGGATTTGGAGTATATGATGCTCCTCTAATATCTTCCATAATACTTTCAAACCAGTTCTCACTCATATTGTTGATAATCACATTTGCGTCTTCAACCGTATTAGCAAAGTTATTCTCTAAAAGATATGATGCTACAAACTCATAGGTTTCATATGCCTCTCTATTGAGTTCCTTTTTCTCGTTGGGTGTGAGGACACCTCTTTGTGCTCCTCTTGCTGCCTGCTTTGCCTTTACGGCAGGGTCATTGGACTTATAAGCATAACCATGAAGACCAGGATTTGATGAAGTTGTTCTGCGGAAATCACCTCTCTGCGATCTTGCAAGTCTTTCTCTTGCTGCTTTCTTTGATTTATTTCCATAGGTTGGTTGATTTTCAAGAGCAGTTGCTTTATCGGCAAATCTTCCACCACCTGTTGATTTTGCAATCTTATTACGAATTTCGGTTTCATCATAACCTCTCTTAGCCATCGCAGTTGCTTCATAAATATCAAACATATCATCCCAAGTATATTCACTTAGGTCATAACCTTCCTCAATAAGTTCATTTACCCAAAGTTCAACTTCTTCGTTGTAAGACTTATCCTTCACCATAGCAATTGCTTTTTCTTTGGGAACACCAGAAGCAATCATTCTTGCAATTATTACATCCGCAAAGTCATTATCACCATCTTGGTCTTGGTCTACTTTTTTCTTTGCTTCGTAAATTGAAGCATAAGCACCTGCAATATCTCTAATTGTTTTTGCAGAAGGCCACTCGTAAGAACTCATTTCGTTTGTGGGTTTTTTATTATTTATACTATTTTGTCCTGGTGTTGCTGGTTTAATTCCTTGAGAAGCAGATGCAATTTGAGAAGGTGTAGGTGTAGAAGTTGCTGGTTTTACTGCTAATGCTTTAGCAGCCGCAGAACCTGCTGGTGCTCTATTTAAATTTGCTGGTGTATTTGCTCTTGCTAAATCCGCACTCACACTCTTCAAGTCGGGGATTGCAGGAGATGGTCCAGTTGTAGGGAGATTGGTCTTCTGTGCTGCTTGAAGTGCTTTCTCTGGTGATGCTCCTTTATCTCTTGCTCCTTGTGCTGCTCTCAATTCAGCAGATGTTGGAGTTCTTCTTTCAAATGAAGTATTACCTAACTTTCCAACTGCTGGGGTTGGTGCAGAAGGTGTTGAAGATGGAGATGGAGATTGGTTTGGTGCAGAAGGTGTTGAAGATGGAGATGGAGATTGGTTTGGTGTTGCTGACGCAGCAGAACTTTTCGCAGCATTTTGTGCGGCAACACTTGCATAACGGGACTTCTCTGCAGCACTAAATGCTCTTGCTTTAAAATTAGCACCAACTCCTGTACCTTCTACTCCATCTTTCTTGGAAAGAACTGGACCAGATGCTGAGGGTCTTGACGGTGCAGACCCGGCAGAACTAGCAGCAGTAAGAACTGGAGTAGAAGGCACAGCAGGTGGGTTAGCAGTTGGGGTAGCAGTTGGGGTAGCAGTTGGGGTAGCAGTTGGTTTTCTTCCCAGTCCAGTTTCTTTATTCAACCTAGCAGCAAGTCTTATCGCTTCGGCACCTTTATTTGGGTCATAAGAAGTTGCCCCAGGTTTTGCGATATATCCTTTATTTGTCTTCACCACTCCCAGTTGTGCTCTTTGGTTCGTTGCTCTATCTCCTGCTTGTTGTGCTTTCTCTCTTTCTACTTGCCCTTGTCTTCTTTTTGATGCTTCTATTGATTTATTGTATAAATCAATAATTGGGTCTCCATGATTTTTCCTCGCCGGGGCCTCTTCTAAATATTCTTTATACATCTCTTCCCAAGTATAATCACTCAGGTCATAACCTTCTTCTATGAGTGAGGCAACCCAAGTTTCAACTTCTTCCCAAACATAAACACTCAAATATAACTCGTTCAAGGCGTCCAAATCTTTTCTATTCATCTTCTTAGGAGTAGTAAAAAGTACTTTTCTATACTTATTTATTCTTTTTATTTATTCGCAGATGATGAAACCTTAGCATACACCATTCTTTTTCCAAATTCATTTGCTGTAGAGACTGGTGCTAAATCTTTTGCTGTTCTTAAACTCAAATCCATCTTAACTTCTTTATTAGTATCTCCT